AGGACATCATTCGTATTCTGCATCTGGTCCGACTGCAGCTTTACCGTCTTCATTATCAGCTTGTCCGGCGTGGTCAGGATAACCACGTCCGTCAATGTCACGATATCGCCGTACTGATCGACGGTCGCCTCTATATCGACTTTGGCAAGCTTCGAGCCGTTGGGGGTAATGCCCTCGGTGATAGGTGTGGTTACCGCGCTTAGCCGGGAATACCGGCGCATCTTGACCGTCTTTCCCTTTCCCTGGCCTATCTGGTGCTTTTCGGCCCATTTGCCGTGCACGTATTTCGGATACGGTGTACGCAGGAGCGTCTTGTCATAAACGTTCTGAATACCCGCATCAATTTGTGATGTTGTCGTCATTGCTTCAGCCATATTTTTTTGCTCCTTAGAATTTTATGCGACCTGCAATAACGTCCTCAGTCCACTTATCGAATTTGTCCGGGTCCTTAGAGAGCTCATTCACCTGTGCTGTAAGGTCCATAGCGCCGGCCCCGCCTACACTGCTGGCCGATCCGGGCTGCTGCGACGCCTTTATCGCAGCGTCCACGGCCGCCTTAGCAGCCGCATCGGCCGCCTTCTTTTCGGGCGGCTCTTCGGCCTCTTCCTTTTTGGTATTGTCTTTAATGTACTCAGGAGAGAGAGTGCATATCTTATACGCGAACTGACTCGCAAGAGCCGGATTCTGGGACTGAAGCATGTTAAATGCCCGCGCCATTGCCGGGTCGTTTTTGACTACGTTTGGAAAATATTTACCAACCACCTGGTTGTAGTTGGGACTTGTCTGCATTACCTGCATATTGCTTATGACTGAGCCGAAATAATCGCTAAGGTCCCTGAGACAAGCTTCGAGCTGGTCACGCCCGGCCACATCATCATCATCTGTGAAATGTCTCTTGATTATCGCCTTTACGAAGTGCTCCTGCGGCTTGGCCTCCGGCTGCTGCGGTTGGTTAGCGTTCTGCAGCCTTAACTGGCTCATTGCTATCTCGGCCTTCTCTTCGGCCGCCTTTGCCTTATCCATTGCCTCGGTCAGCCTGGCCTGGGGCACGAAACCTTCGGGTACTTCTGTCTTTTCCTGCGGGTTCGTATCTGAACCCGCCGCCGGATCGGTACCCGGATCGCCGCCGGATGGATCACTTCCCTCACTTCCATCCGGGAAAAATCTCATAAACGGTCCGTACTTTTCTGCAAGCCATAAAATCCTTCGCTGCAAGCCATAAAATCCTTCGTCTGCTCAGCATGTAATGCTCCTTTTTCCCCGCTCCGCGGGGTCTGAATTTTCCGGGTAAGGCTTCAACCCGATTCGTAGCCCGGCTTCCGCTACAATGCTCAACGCCGGTTTAGCCCTTTTAATTTCTGTAATAATGCAGCGGCACTTTCGTGTTCCGCAGCGAGTTAAATACTATCTCAGTTCCCTCACCATCTTCGCAGTCGATGATCGGTTTGTCGGCCGGCAGAATATAGAGTAGTTTAGCCCGGCCCTTTTTATTACTTACCTCCCAAAGCGCCGTTGAAAGAAACGGCACCGGCGGCTTGTACGGCATTACCATTATTACGTTATGAACAACTTTTTTATTTTCTAAGTTGACTGTCCTTGTCTGTTCCGGATTTCCGGGCGGGCCGAGGTATTTGTCGTCAACGAAAACGAGGAGCCAGTAAGTCTCGTCCCTGTGCTGCTGCGAGTTAATTACCCGCTCGAGGTTTCTTCGAAGGTTCTCGCTTAAAAACGTCCTTGCATCGACAATTTTCATCTTCTCGTTACTGCCTCCTTCTTGCCTGCCGCCTCCCATTTAATTAGTTTATCGAGCATCTTTTCCAGCCGTTCGTAGTTCATGCCTTCGATCTCTTTTGCCGTTTTTACTCTCGATAGCTGGGCGTTTGCCCTGTTCTCGAGGACCTGGCTCTTTCTCTCTTCGGCGCGGCCAAGGTCCGCCGCTATCTTTGCCCTTTTGGCCTGCTGTGTAAGCTGTTTTTCCATCTGATCTATCTTTGCGGCCATCTGCTGCATCTTCTCGCCCTGGGCAAGCGCCTGCTTTATCTTGTGCTTTAGCTGGATTGGCGCGTATTCCAGTATCAGCCAGTCTGGAATTGCCATACCCCTTTCCCTCATATTCGTCAGCTCAGCATAAGCCATCTGCCTCTGAGATTCAGTCAAAAGACCTTCCTGCAGCGTGCAGTCGTATTTCGTAAAGTCCGGTCTGTAAAAGTCAGGCGCCACAGGCTCGTTGGTTATTCGCTGGACCATCTGCTGTGTGAAATTCGTCTGTACCATGCGAACGAGTTTTTTGCCGAGCTGCTTTTTCGAGAACCTGTGATTGTCGAAAAGGTCCTGCTGAATTGTCAGTGTCTCCCCCTGCCTGAGCTTCCACAATATTCCGGGGACATCCTTCATTTCCTTTTCGAAAAGCTCCTGGTTAATGCCCGGTATCTCGTAGCCCATCCTGTCGAATATCTGCTGAAGCTGGAACATGCCCGGCGGAACGTCGGCCTGCGTTCTTTCCTTGTATGCCTGGCTGGCTATTTTGCCCTTTTTAAAGAACCTCGGCTGCCCCTGCCCGGCCAGGTATGCATCGTCCTCATCTACAAGTGCATCCTCCTCGAAATCGGTACCCGGGCCCAGAACGCTTTCGAAGTAATCTATCATCTGGCATAGTCTCGTATTGTCAGCCTGCTGCGGGTCCCTGCCCGGCCTTATAAGCGACTGCACTTTAAGATTGCTCGCCGTCTCTTCCGGCACGTAGTCGCCTATCTCGAGAACGAATGGAAAGTCATCTATCCCGTAAGGGTTCTCGTAGGTCTTTAGAAATTCACCCCCGAAAAATACATCCAGCTCGACCGTATCTACGTAGTCTTTGAGCTCGGCGAAGGCGAGAGGGCTGTTCTTAAGTATGAATTCCGCCCTTTCTTTTGTTCCGGCTATTGTTTTAACGAAATCGTCGAACAGCCACTGCTTTCCCGTCTGGCGGAATACCACTACCCTCTTTAGCTTCGTCACCCTCTTGAAATGCTCATCGTATGGATATATATCTTCCCGGTACCTCAGCGAGAGCATCGGGAATTTCTGATCTTCTCCCGACGGTTTTATTTTCATAATTTCCGATGACAGCTCCGGGTTTATCCGCTTTGCCTGCTCTTTTGTCACCATCTCCCTTCTTTGAAGGTTGTAGCAGTCGCTAAGGTCTATCTTTGTAAAGTTATGGTCCAGCATGAACTTGTTGAACGGGTTCCTCGCGAACTGGATCTCGCTCTTTCTGTTCGGCCAGAAGTTTATGAGGTTCATGCCGGTTATCAGGGGCCCGAACTTGAAGGCGTCACTTACCACCATCCACGGCCAGCCGGAGTTCGAGTTCATAATGTTCATCAGGACCGCCGTGTGCTGGCTGCACGCCAGATCGTCCTCACCTCCGACGGGCCCGACCTTCATTACCAGCCTGTTCCTCCGCTCGTATCCCGAAATTACCCGGACAACCCTCTTGACGCGATTGAATACCAGGGCTTCCCTGTCCTGAAGAGCAAGCCATGCCTTTTTCTTTTCGTCCCACTGATCACCCTCATAGCACCGAAGGTCCTTCTTCGCTTCAGCCAGAAACGGAGACCAGTTGGAATAGTTCCGGTCGTAATTATCGTCGAACTCTTTTTTCTTTTCAGTCGCGTCAGCCATTTAGTTTGCTTCTTTTTCTTAAAGCCGCTTCAAGTACTGCCAAAAATGCATCATCGTTAATTTGCATACTGCCAATTCTGTCAACAAACATTTCTGTGTTCGTTAGAATCATGTGCCCATCTTCATATAAAATTATCTTGTGACTGTTTACTGTCGACTCAAATACAATTTTGGGTGGATCAGGAACTGATATGTTTATTTCTTCAGCCATAATAAAAAAAGCCCCCAACGTCTGCTCGAAGGCAAACTGTTGAGGGCTATCCGTTTTCGGGTAAGCAATAAATTGTATCCCGCTCAGCCGCGGGGGCTTATATTGTTATTTTTTCCCAAGAAATTTTATGTGGGAACCCTTTTA